ATGGCGCGCAATAAGCTCTCAGAGACGAAAATAAAATCGCTGGCCAAGCCCGGTATCTACGGGGACGGCGAGGGTCTTTATCTGCGGGTCCAAAAAGGCGGCAGCAAGAACTGGGTGTTTATCTTTCGACGCGGAGACAAACGCAATGAACTTGGGCTAGGTGGCTACGGGCAGGGCACTGCACCGGTCTCGCTGGCGCTTGCGCGAGAGAAGGCGGAAGCTATTCGGCAGCAGCTTGCTCGAGGCGAGGATCCCCGCGCAGATCGCATCTCGACCAAACCCAAGACGTTTGCAGACTGCATGGAGGCATTGATCGAGACGAAGGAAAAGGAGTGGACGAACGACAAGCACGCGGAGCAATGGCGAATGACCCTACGGGAGTACGCAAGGCCATTGCACGACATGCCTGTGGCGGACATCGTCATGGGCGACGTCAAGGATTGCCTTCTGCCGCATTGGCACGAGAGGCCAGAGACGGCTGACAGGCTGCGGTCGCGGATCCAGGCTGTGATTGACTATGCAATCGCGCACGAGTGGCGAACTGCGGGGAACCCAGCGCGCTGGAAGGGGTTGCTCGACAAGGTTATGCCGCGCCGGCAGAAACTCCAGCGCGGGCACCATGCAGCGCTGGCGTACGCGCAAGCTCCGCAGTTAATCGCAAAGCTAAAAGAATCATCCGGTACGGCAGCGAGGGCAGTCGAATTCCTGACGCTGACGACCACCCGCACACGTGAGGGTAGGGAGGCGCTGTTTACGGAGGTGGACGCCGAGGCGAAGACTTGGACGGTGCCTGCCGAGCGGATGAAAGCTGGAAAGGAGCATGTCGTCCCGCTTTGCGATCGCGCACTGGCAATCGTCGACATCATGCGGCAGCAAGCGACCGGCCCGTATATCTTCGGCGGCGAGAAGCCGGTGTCCAGTACGGCGATGACGAAGGCCTTGCGGCTGGCCTCCCCAGACAAAGCCGCAACACTCCATGGCCTGCGGAGCATGTTTCGAGACTGGGCAGGCGACTGCACAGACTATCCACGCGAGATTGCTGAGGCCGCACTTGCCCACTCTGTTGGAAACGAAGTCGAGCAAGCTTATCGTCGAGGCTCGGCGCTGGAGAAGCGCAGGTCTCTGATGTACGACTGGGCGACATACCTCGGTTGTTGACGAGCGCTGTAAACAAAATCGGTCAAGTTCTTTATTTCGCGTATTTTTCCGTCGACCACTTGGACTTTTCGGCTGTTTACAGTTATATGTATTGCATCAGGACGTTGTGGTGGCGTTCTTGATGCGCGGGGTGGTGCCCGCACAAAGTGCCGGTCAAATCCGGCTTGGTCCTTCGGGGCCAACATCCGCGGCCAAGGCCGCCGGCAAAAGCGCGTCCGTGTCGCGTGGCGTCTTAGACGTCGATCAACGTCAACCCGGCGTTCCGCCGGTCACCGAACCTTCTCAATCAAACCGATCGCAACGACGCTTGGAATCCGTTCCGCGTCGAGAAGAGGAGACACCATGGTCCCTGCAAATGACAATTATGCGCTTATCTCGCTCAAAGACACCTGTTTCCTTACGAGCATGTCGAAGACGATGATTCATCGCCTTCGATCCGAAGGCCGCTTTCCGGCCGCCGTGCCCTTGGGTGAGAAGCGAATCGCGTTCGTGCGCTCGGAAGTGCACGACTGGATTAGCGGCCGGATCGCTGCCCGCGTCGCCTAATCGCTAACGATCGCCGGCCGACGCCGGTCATTTCCCCAGCAACACACCCAGAATTATCAACCATTGCTGACCGGCCGCGCGCCGGCGAGAGGAGACATATGCCTATCATCACCACCAAAGAAGGACTGAGCATCAATTCTGAGCACGTTGTTCAATTCACTGCCCTTCGAAACGGTAAGACAAGATTCCTTCTTTCGACCGGCGGCGAGCAAATTTGTGAAGCTTATGCGGACGTGGCGGAGCTTTTTATTCCGGTAATCCCAGCTAACCCTGGGTTCATCGCTGTTTTCGCCAAGCGCTGGGAAGACGGGTTTTTTCAGTACAAGCAACGATCCGTGATTGCATGGCGCCTTTGCCCCTCTGGAAATTATCCGATCTTCGAAGGCTATGGCGACAGCAATGACGACTATGCGGTCATCATCGATCCTGCCGGAGGCATCTACGACGGTGACCACAACGTGTACGCCACCTTGGAGGATTGGCAGAAAGAATACGAGGCCGAGGCAAACGAGCTAGCGGCTCGCTCAGCGAAGGCCGCCTGATGGACCCCATCATCCAGTCTATTACGGCGGTCGAAAGGCTGCCGTCACCTGGCGGCGCCAGAACACTCGCCCGCTTCACGGTCCAACTCGGCGACGTGCGTCTCTACGGCCTTCTGCTTCGCGAATTCCCCGACGGCACTCGTAGAACGATAGCGCCCAATGTGGGCGGACAGCACTGCGCGTCGTTTCAGCCGGCAATCGCAGAAAAGATCACTGCCGCAGCAACATCAGCACTTGGAGGCCAGCTTGCCGACGTCCACAGCCGCCGCTCAGCCTAACTCCGAAACACCATCCATCGGGGACAACCTTGCCGTCGCGCTCGAATACATCGCAGCCGGGATTCCCGTCTTTCCCTGCCGCGTCTCGGGAGAATTGGATCCACACACGGGCAGAGTGTACGGCCCAAAAAGCCCACTGACATCAAATGGTCTATACGGCGCGAGCACGAACGAAAAGATCGTGCGCCAATGGTGGCGGCGGAATCCAGATGCGTTGGTCGGCATCCCGACGGGCGAGAAAACAGGCTTCTTCGCGCTCGACGTGGACGTGAAGGAAGGCAAGCACGGCGACGTCAGTCTCGCAGCCCTTGAGGCCGAGCACGAACCGCTGCCGCCGACCGTTGTCGTGCAGACGGCAACGGGAGGAACACACTTCCTCTTCAAACATGTGGATGGCCTGACGACCTCGACAGGCAGCCTTCCTGCAGACATCGATATACGGGCGCAGGGCGGCTATGTCATCGCCGCTGGCAGCACGCTCGCAGATGGAACTTTCTACGAGTTCTTGGGAGGCCATACCCCGAGTGGCTTCATGGCAGAGGTTGCCGAAGCCCCTAAGTGGTTGGTCGACATCGTCCGATCGCCCAGGCGTCCGCTGCGGCATGACTACACGCCTGCAAATGACAATGCACCTGCAGGCGCGGCCGAAGTCGAGGAGTTGCTGAGCTTTATCTCGCCAGACATTGGCTACCAAGACTGGGTCAACGTCCTAATGGCAGTTCATGGCGCCCTGGGGGTCGATGGGTTCGCCATCGCCGACGCATGGAGCGCTCGCGGCGCCAAATACAGAAAAGGCGACGTTGCCGCGCGGTGGAAAGGTTTCACAGCGGGAAAAGGCGTCACCTTAAGCACCGTTGCGCAATTGGCCCGCGACGGGGGCGCCGATTTGTCTGCGATCGCAACGAAGCATCGCGGCCGTCAGCATGACGTCACGCAGCAGATGGACCCGGAAAAAGTCGAGGCGTTCGTGGCCAAGGAGCTTGCCAAGAAAGCGCCTGTGGCTGCAAACGACAACGATCCCGTCCCGGCCGAGCCTCGCGCGCTCTCGATCTTCGAATGGACGGTTGACCGTTTCAAGGGAGAAGCGCCAGCGGTTCAATATCTCATCGATGGGGTGATCCCGCTTGGCGTTCCAGGCATGGTCTCGGCGGCCGGCGACACCGGAAAAAGCTTCGCGCTTCTCGAGCTACATCGCCGGGTGGCCTTCGGCAGCGGCGGACCATTCGCAACTCCGATCTTCGGCGGCCAGGTCGTGGGCGAGGGAACATCCGTGATGATCACGAGCGAAGACGACGCCAACGAGGTGCATCGCCGCATTGACGCGCTCGACACGAAAGGCAACCGCTACACTCCCGCGGGTAAACGGATGATTGTCGTTCCTTTGCCTTCTGCAGGCGGTGCCAGAGCCTTCTGGAAAGAAGACAAAAAGCAGGGCCTGATTGAGACCGACGACTTCAAGCGAATTTGCGATCAGCTCAAGGACATCGGCGACCTTCGTCTGGTGACATTCGATCCGTTGGCAAGCTTTGCCCATTTGCCGCTCAACGAAGACCCGTCAGCGGGCCAGTTCGTCTGCACATCGCTCAGCCGCTTAGCGAGCGAAACCGGCGCAACTATTTTAACGGCCCATCATATGAGGAAATCGAAGGCGCCGATCGAGACGCTTGCTGATGCACGTGAGGCGATCCGCGGCAGCACTGCGCTGGTCGATGGACTTCGGCTTGCTTACGCAATGTGGCCCGCGGATGAGGCGAGGGCGAAGCGCACCTGCAAGTCCCTGGGCATACAGTACCAGCCTAATCGGATTGTTCTGGGCGGCGTCGTCAAGGCAAATGGCGCCGCTCGCCGCATCATGAGTACCTATGCGCGCAGCGATTCCGGCCTGCTCGTCGATAAGACCGCTGGGCTCGGCACCTCGGCTCCTGCCCAGGATGATCTGCGCACCGCGCTTATTGTGGCGGTTGAGGCTGCCGCCAATGCAGGCTCGCCGTTCACGAAGACCGGGGCAAGTGGGCTTTTTGAAATGCGCGAGCGCCTTCCAGAAGAGCTTCGCAGGATTGCCAAGGGACGGCTGGACGCATTGGCGACCGAGGCGCTCGAGCGTGGTGAGATCGTACGCGCTGCTGCGAGGGGCGAAAAGACCGCTAAATGGCTTGATGTACCAGGTGGCATCTTCGCCATTGGGCTGGGCAACTTCACAACGGGCACGCCGCGGTAGGAGCCGATAATTCCCGTTCCCAACCATTTCTGGGAACGGCCATTCCCATGGGAATGGGAACGTTAAGTCGTTGAGAAGAAACGATTTCCCATTCCCATTCCTAGCGTTCCCAAGATTTTTGGGAACGGATAAGTCCTTGAGAATAAAGGCATTCCCAGGTTCCCGGCGTTTGCCCCTCTTTCAGAGGGGTAGGCGTCTGGGAACGCCATACCCCGAATAGAGGAGGAGAAGCGATGAAGCTGCTCGAGCATCAGTGGAGCGCGAAATGAAGCGACAAGGCCCAGGACAACTATCCGTCGAAGTCGCCGACCAGATGGCCCCGCGTGATCCGAAGTATCAAGGTCGACACTACCGCGCCTGTCTCGTTGATGCGCACACGGTTATCGAGGCGTTCAGGCAACGGATCACGGACCTTGAGGCAGAGCTGGAAAGGGTCAAAAGAGATTGCGAGTACAAGCTCAGCCTGTGCGTGACGCGAACCGCAGCCGAGGAGGCTAGGCTGGCCGCGTTCCGGCTGGCCCAAGAAAAGGCGGCCCTCCTGATGGAATTCCCCGGCGGGATACTCAATGAGGCATCTGAAGCGATCCGGGCAATTCCCGACCCGAAACCGAAATTCACCAGGTAAGGAGCCACACACTTGATCAGCGAGAAGCCGAGTAACAGAGATCTTTCGCAACTGTCAGCGCTCCTGGCCGCGCGCAGCGAGCCCAGTACTGCGAGTGGCAAGCAGAGCATTAAAGCAATCACGCCAGCGAACGACAACAAACCCGCCCGTGAGCAACTGGCTTGGCCGGCGCTTGAACGACTCGCCTACCGCGGCGACTACCGGCGGCTTTTCGCCCTGCGTCACTGGAAAAATATGGTGTTTCCGGGATCTGAAATTGAGGCGCCGGAAGAAAGCAATCTGGATCCGGAGACGACTACTGAAGTTCGCCCCTCCGAGGCGGAGCTCCTCGCCGCCGTCGGTTGGAAGGCCATCGACAAGGAGCGGTGGCATTTCACGAACGAGATCGTCAACGTCTATGGGCGGAAGGACTGCACACCGACCCACCGCAAGAACAAAAACGATGGCATTGATACTCAGCTGGGCGATCTGCTCTTCCGTGATGGTAGATTGATCGAGTGGGGCAAGACCGGCAAGGGCAGCTCACTACGCCCCGTCGAACGCCTTCGTGGCCCGAAAGGTGGAACATCGCCGGGCAGGTCTGATGCCGCAGTCTGGGCCTACTTGAAGCTGCGGGGCGCAGTGGCCTCACCGTTGACGGCAAAGCCCTATTTGAAGCCACTCTCGGGCGAACCCGCTATCGGCGACTTCTACGCACCTCTGCCGCGAGAAGCCCCCAGCGCAAAGGACAAGCACGGCAGGTTCGGCGTTAAGGAAGGGCGCGCGATGCTACAGGAGCTCGGAGTCGACGGCTCGATTCCATTCGAGCGGCTCCCGCTTCCGGCGACGCGATGCGCGGATGGACTGGTTTCCGGTCCCCAGTGGGTGGGCGGAGTGAAAAGGCCGAAACCGACAGGCGAGATATCGGCGGCAGCCGGCCGAGAGCCCGAATTCGTGCGGCAGGTCGAGATTCTCGACTATGTTGACCATCTCCGCCGTCACCTCGGCCGCCATGCCCTTGTGCTCGATATGGCGATCACCGATGCGACAGCGAAGGAGATTGGCGTCGCTATGGGGCAGGGACCTGCATACGCAGAGAAGCGTGGCCCGTCACTCATTGACGCTGCGATTGACGCGCTGATCAATCTCGATGAGACGGCCCGCGCGGAATTCGCGCCGGCGGAAGAAAAAACCGCGGCATGATGTCCGGTAAATAGCGTCTTCACGTCGTATTTTATTGAAGGGGTGAAATTCCTCGAAGGCCGCCTTGTGCGGCCTTTTTGCATTGAGGCGCTGTCGGGCCGCGGACGTTGTAAACTCGCGAGCATCGCCGGGACTGCCTCAGCCTCATTGCCTGGCGCTGCCTCCTCTCGGCGACGGGCGATCGCGCGGCCGGCTCCCTGTTGTGGGTTGAGCCGGCCGCTTCTTTTAGTTCATCGCAGTTCGGGCTGATAGGGCGGCGACTTCAGGTATTCCCGGTCTTCTTGCGAAAGCTCATTGTAGATCCTGTGAGCATCGTTAAACGCTTTGGCCAACCGAGAACCGGCTGCTCTGACCTCTTCGCCAGACGGCCACTTCGCCATGTCTATGCGATACTTGCTGTCGTACGATCCCGTTCTCCGGCCGGACTGGCTAGCCATCCCGAAGGTGGCTTCAAGAAAACTATTGAGCGCGTAATTAGTCGCCTCGTTGAGGCTCTTCAGGAACTTGGCCACCGGCATAAACGCCTGTGTCGCGTCCGCGAGTTCGTTCATTGCAGCTTTATACTCTTCCACCGTCGCCATAACGACCCTTTCGTCACAGGTAACAACCTTACTGTCGGCATAGTTGGGTATTTAGGGCTGTTCACGCAAGGGTGTTACTGATTTGAGGTGAGCTTTTGAGCGCTAGGACACGGCAGCAAAAGCTCACTGCGGCTGACGAGTACCATCGCTGGTACGGCCTCAAGGCATGGCAAGACGCACGCCACGTGCAGCTATCTCGTCAGCCGTTGTGCGAGCGCTGCCTTCAATCTGAGATCGTGGCCGAAGCAACGGTCGTGAATCACCGAATACCGCACCGAGGAAACTGGGCTATGTTCGTTGATCCGAACAATCATGAGAGCGTGTGCCAGCCGCATCACGATGGCCTGATTCAGCGCGAGGAGAAGCGCGGCCACGTCATCGGGTGCGACTTAGATGGACGCCCTCTCGACCCAGCACACCCATGGAACCGGCCCGGAGGGGGTGGGTAACGAGCCCTGGACGTCCCGACGCCGTACCTGTGCCCCACCTCCGTTCGCACTGCGAGCAATTTTGAAGTAGGGGGATGTCGAGCATCCCCGTAGGGGATGAGCATGTCAGATGCGACTTTGCCCGAGCCAGACTGGCCGAGCATATACCCAGATCCGGCCGATTCCGTGGAAGCCGCAAGCCAGTGGGGCGCAGTAATGGCGGACCTTTCCGCCGCCGGCACTCTCGCGGACGCGAACGGGCACACCGTGAGGCGTCTCGTCGAATTCCGTGTGCAGTACGGGAAGGCCGCGAAACATGTCGCCGAGCATGGCGCGATCCTATCGGGAAAACGAGCCAAAGTCGGTCAATGGAACCCCTACTGGTCGGCTATGCAGCACGCGGATGCGCGTATCGTTGTCCTCGAGGCGAAACTTGGACTGGACCCGCTGAGCCGCGGGAAGGCAACGAAGGTGGCTCGTGGCAAGAAGAAGAGTAGAGCGGCCGACGCATACCTCAAACCGGCTGACGGATGACCCAACGACGCAGTACGCCCAGGATGTAGTGGGTGGCAGGATCGTTGCTGGCGAGCATCAAATGGCAGCCGCCGAGCGGCACTTGAAGGATCTGAGGGACGGCCATAAGCGAGGCCTGCACTGGAGTCCGAAAGACGCTGCTCGCGCGATCGGCTTCTCGCCTGCCGTTCTTTCAATTACGGCTGGCGCCGCTGAAGGCAAGCCCTTCAACCTTCTGCCGTGGCAGGTTTTCTGCACTGGCAGTTTGTTCGGATGGCGTAAGGACAGCGGCCGGATGCGCTTTCGCTCCGCCTGGGTGGAGACTGGAAAGGGCCAGGCTAAGTCGCCTTGGATGGCCGCAACCGGCCTGTATATGGGCGGCTGGTATGGCGTTAAACGCGCCGAGGTCTATTCGATCGGCCAAGATCGCGCGACTGCTAACGTCCTGTTCAAGGACGCCGTGGCCATGTGCCGCGCACCAATTCCCGGCGGCGAGGAGGACGAGGAGGATTCGCTCGTTTCCCGCGGTGACGTGATCATCCGCGGCGAGGGCGACAACGCTTGGAAGATTGAGTTTCCGGAGATCGGAGGCAAGTTTCAGTCGCTCGCCAATGGTCAGGCAATCAGCGGCCCGCGTCCGATTATGGTTGCGGCAGACGAAATTCACGAGTTTCGGGACAATTCTTCGATCGAGACGTGGAAGCGCGCAATCGCGAAGATGCCCGGCGACGCACTGATGCTGTTGGGGACCAACACGCCCGCGTCGACCCAGATCGTCGGCACCGAGTACAGCGAGTTCTACCAAAAGGTGGCGACCGGCGAGATTTCCGATGATGAAGCTTTCGCATTCATCTGCCGCGTTGACAAAAAAGACCGCGACACGGTCTTCGAAAATGAGGCCGTTTGGAAAAAATCGCTGCCGGCGCTCGGCGTGACCTTCCCCATCGAGAACATCCGCGGGGAGGTCACCACCGCGCGCGTGTTGCTGTCGACTGCGTTTTCGGTCAAGCGACTGTATTTCGGCATCCCGATTGGCGCAGCCGATTTCTGGATCGCAGAAGACGCGTGGGGGGCTGTCCAGGGGCGGGTTGACCCTGAGAAGCAACGTGGGCGCAAGTGCTGGCTATCGCTAGATCTGTCAGACAAAAACGACCTCACGGCTCTGACTGCAGTTTGGGCGGACGAGAAGAGCCATCTTTACGCGAAGACTTGGTACTGGACTACCAAGGACGGTCTTGCCGAACGCGCGCTCTCGGACAACGCCAAGTATGTCGAGTGGTCCCAGGATCCGCTGGTGGATCTGGCCGCAGTGCCTGGCGCCGTCATTGACAAGACGTTCGTTGCCGCCGAGGTGAAGAAGCTCTGCTCAGAACAAAATATCGAGTTTCTTGCGTTCGACCCGGCTGGCATGGCTGATTTCATTGCCGCATGTGAGCAGATCGGCTTTCCGGTTTGGAAATACGAAGGGCCGGACAAACCTGAAGGGCAGGGGCTCAAGCTGGTCGCTCACGGGCAAGGCAAGCGTGTCGCGTTTGAAGATCGAGCGCTCTGCATGCCGCGGGCGATCGAGCGCCTCGAGGATCGCATCCTAGAGCGGTCGATCACCATCGACTCGTCGCCGGTCACGTACATGTGCGCCGGCAACGCACTCGTTGATGCGGACGGCCAAGGCAATCGGGCATTCGACAAGAGGCGCTCGCGTGGTCGCATCGACGGTCTCGTGACGATCGCCATGGCGACATGCGCGGCGGCCGACGGCCTGCCGGGTGCGATCCCGCCCACCACATCAGCGTGGGACGATCCTTCATTTTCACTAGCGGATTTAGGAGCATTCTAATGCGATGGCCGTTTAGCTCAAAAAATGCGCCAGAATCGCGCTCAAGTCCTGAAAACGAGAAGATTCCGGTTAGTGCTGAAAACTTCCTCGCCTACTTCGGCGTCCAGTCAGGAAACCTGCCAAACGTCACGATCGACAGCGCCTTGCGCGTACCGGCCGTGTGGGCTGCGGTTGCTTTCCTGTCGCGCACCTTGGCTGCACTACCTCGGCACGCCTATCGAGACACGAAGGATGGCGCGAAGAGAGTTGGGGGCAAACTCGAGACAGTTGTGAATGTCGCTCCTAACGACGCGCTTGGTTCGTTTGCGTTCTGGCAGTGGTTTTGGCAGCAGGTATTCACTGGCGGCCGCGGCCTTGCTTACATCGAGCGAACTCCGCAGGGCATCGACTCGCTTTGGCCGATGGATCCGGCAAAGACCACGATCAGGCGCGTCGGTCTGAAGGTCACATACGAGTTTGAGGGCAAGACTTACGACGCAGCTGATGTCATCGACGTCCCCTTTATGAGGCGCAGTTGCGGGCTGAAGCACTACGGCCCAATCAACATGGCTTCGAAAGCCATCCAGCTTGCGCTGGCCATGAATGACTACGGCAGCAACTTCTTTGCCGGCGGTGGCGTCCCTCCGCTTGCCCTCGTAGGCCCGTTGCCACAGGGAGCTGATGCGCTGAAGCGCGCGCATGAGGATATCAAGCGAGCGATCGGCGCGGCCAAATCGAGCAGCAGCCAGATTTTTCCCATCCCCCCTGGCAACGAGCTAAAGCCCGTCGGTCTCGATCCAGCCAAGGGGCAGATGGTCGAGGCTCGGCGATTCCAGGTCGAAGAGATCGCGAGGTCATTTCAACTTCCGCCAGTGTTTTTGCAGGACCTGACGCACGGCACGATGGCGAACACTGAACAGCAGAATCTCATGCTCGTTCAGCATCTCATCGGCCAGTGGGCAAAGGCGCTAGAGGATGAGCTGAACCTCAAGTTCTTCGGACGTGGCAGCGGAAACCGTTACATTTCGCACGTCCTCGATGGATTGATGCGCGGCGATTTCCTTTCGCGCATGGACGGGCTGGCAAAGGCCGTACAGAACGCGCTGCTGACCCCCAATGAGGCAAGAGCACTAGAAAACCGTGAAGCGAAGCCGCACGGCGATGATCTGTTCTTGCAGGGCGCAACGGCACCGCTGGGAACGGCCACCTACGGGCAGCAGAACGCTCCCGGCGCCGATCGGCAGCCAGCCAACGATAATAATCAGAGCGAGGCGGAAGAAGCCGCATGACGGACATTGAGAAACGCGGCGGAGCTCTCGGTGTAGAGTTCCGCGCAGAATCCGACAAGCGGACGCTGACAGGGTACGCGGTTGTGTGGAACAGCGACACGACGATCGGCGATTACTTTGTTGAGCGGATCGCGCCAGGCGCATTCACGAAGGCACTGCGCGGCGACATCCTGGCGCTTGTGAATCATGACACTGGCCGCGTCGTTGGCAGGACGCGTAGCGGCACGCTGCGCCTTGCTGAAGACAGCCGAGGGCTAAAAGTTGAAATAGACATTCCGGACACGACCGACGGCAACGACCTTTGGACGTTGGTTGAGCGCGGCGATGTCAGCGGCATGAGCTTCTCGTTCCGAGCCACGAAGCAGGAATGGGACGACACCGGCGACCTTCCGCACCGCACTGTCATTGAGGCCGAACTCTTTGAGGTCACGGCAACGCCTATTCCGGCATATCCCGACACAAGCCTGGCATTGCGCTCGTTGGAGGCCGCCCGCACTGAGGCGGCTGAGTATCGCAAGGCCGAAAATAAAGCCGCCGCAGAGCGGCGGATCGCAGGCAAGAAAGCTGCGATGGAGCAAACATTTCGGGGCATAACGGCAGGACGCCACGCCTCGTAGTCACCCGGCCCAGCCGGAGGGCAGGACCGTCCTGCCATTCACCACAGCCCGTACGCTCTTGCGACGGGCTTTTTCTTTGCCCGAAAGGAAAATTATGTCCCTCACTGAATTGCAGGAAAAACGCGGTCGCCTGATGACCCAAGCCCGTGAGGCGCTGAACGAAATCAACGCCAACACCGATGAAGCCCGCTCTGCTGAGCTCGAGGCTCGTCACGATTCCATCATGTCCGAGTTTGACGCCCTTGAGCGCAAGATCGAACGCGAAGAGCGCATGACTACTCTCGAGAAGCGCTTTGCTGATCGGCAGGCCGAAGAGCGCGCCAAAAAGCGCCCGAGCAACGGCGATGGCGAGGCTCGCGGCCAGGACGACGGCGAAGCTGTCGAGTACCGGGAAGTCTTCTACAAGTTCCTCGCCGGCGGCGCCGACATAGGCGAGCTTTCCGCCGAAGAGCGTTCTGTTCTGAAGGCCGGAGTTCAGTCCGCGAAGGAATTCCGTACTCAGGTGACCACCTCTGGCGGCCCTGGCGGCTACACCGTGCCTGTCGAGCTCGCTGACATCATCGTCCGCTCGATGAAGGACTGGGGTCCGATGTACTCTGAGGACGTCGCGACCGTCATTTCCACGGCGAGCGGCAATCAGATTAATCTGCCCACGGTCGACGACACGTCCGTGACCGCAGTCAAGCACACGGAAGGCAACGCCCTCGGCGATACCGGCGCGAAAGACGTTACCTTCGGCCAGAAGCGGCTCGACGCATACGTTTACGATACGGAGTTCGTGAAGTTCTCGATGGAACTGGCGCAGGATTCCATCTTCAACATGGAATCGCTGCTCGGCTCACTGCTCGGCGAGCGCCTTGGCCGTATTGCAAACCGTGAGCTGACGATCGGCGACGGTACCGGCGACCCGAACGGCGTTGTCACTGCCTCCTCGCTCGGCAAGACGGCCGCTGCGACTGCTGCGATCACAGCGGACGAGATCATAGACCTGCTGCACTCGGTCAACGCTGCCTACAGGCGCTCGCCGAAGGCTCGCTTTATGTTTGCCGACACGACGCTCGCCGCCATCAGAAAGCTGAAGGACGGGCAGGGGAACTTTCTGTGGGCGATGGGGGACGTCACGACGGCTCAGCCTGGCACGCTGCTTGGCTACCGCTACAGCATCAACGACGACATGGACGCGCTTGCCGCTGCCAAGAAGGTCATGCTGTTCGGCGATTTCTCCAAGTACTTCGTTCGCAAGGTCGGCTCGCCGGTCATCGGCGTTCTCCGTGAGCGCTTCTGGCCGGATCTCGGCATCGCCGGACTGATCCGCTTCGATGGCGAGCTCGGCGACACAGCTGCCGTCAAGCACCTGATCACGGCCGCTTCCTAATTGAGGTTGGCGGGCTTCGGCCCGCCTCCTTTTCGTGTGGAGAGAGCATGAAGATCAGGATGTTGGTCGGCCTCGCCGGCAATGAGTACGCGCTTTCGCCAGGCGACGAGCGCGAGTTTCCGGACAAGGAAGCAATTCGGCTGATCGACGCTGGTTATGCGGTGCCGGTTGCCGAGGAAAAGACAGAGCGCGCCGTTGCGCAGCCCGCCACGGAGAAGCGCAAGAAGGGCAAGGCAGATGTGGTATCCGACGAAGATAACGGTGGCGGCGACCGCTGAGCCGGTAACTACAGAGGAAGCGAAGCGGCGCCTTCACGTGGATTTCGCCGACGACGATGCGGACATAGACCTGCTCGTCAAGTCTGCTCGAGACCACATTGAAAAATACTGCAACGTTCGCTTCGCCAGTCAGACTGTCGAAATGAAGTGCGACGGCTTTTGCGATTTGAGGCGGCTTCCGGAGGCTCCTGTCTCGTCGGTGACGTCGATCAAATACATCGATGCCGATGGCGTCGAGCAGACGCTTGCAGACAGCGTTTACGAGTTGCGAGCCGACGGGCTGGAGGCGGAAATCGTGACCAAGTACGGCCAGCAGTGGCCGCCGATTCGGATCGGCTCACGCATCACTGTGACGGCCGTTGTCGGTTACGCTGCGGCGCCTCCCGCGGCGAAACACGCCGCACTTCTCTGGATCGCAGACGCATACGAAAATCGCGAGAACGCGAAACTTGAGGATTGGACGGCGCTAGACGCCCTCCTTTGCAACTTTAGACGCGGCGCTTAAGGCCGGAAGGAAACACACATGGTTGACATAGTTGTAACGCCCGGATCGGTAGTGGCGGGAACGAACTCCACACGCGACATTGGCACTGCCGGAGAGACGATCACCGCTGGGCAGCCGATTTACCTCGACGCAACCACGAACAAGTGGATGAAGTCGGACAACAACGGCACTGGCGCACGCACAGTTCACGGCATTTCCCTGAATGGCGCGTCGCTGAACCAGCCCGTGTCGATCCACAAGTCTGGTGACATCACGATCGGCGCAACGCTGGTCGCGGGAACCGATTACTGGCTCAGCGGGACCGCAGGCGGAATCTGCCCCCGCGCAGACCTTGTGGCCGGAATGGACACGATCCAGATCGGCATTGCGAAGAGCACGACCGTGCTTTCGGTCGACATCCAAGATCCTGGCGTGACGCTCGCCTAATGGCTTGGGTGAGGTTTAGCGCCAACTTCAATTGGGTCCAGCCGGGTTTCACCATCGCGTACAAAGCTGGAATGGCGCTCAACGTCACAAGGGCTTGCGCCGACGAGGCCATCAGCAAGGGCGTCGCAGCGAAGATTGCGGCGCCTCGCAAGGAGAACAATGATGGCCAAGAAACCAAGCGCCGGCCGCATGCATCAAAGGCTGCACTTTCAGAAACGATCGCTCGTTGACGATTCCTACGGCAATGAGGTGGCGGGGCCGTTCGAAACAGTCTTCACAGCGGCCGCCGAACTGATTCCGCTGCGAGGTGGTGAGCCTGTGCAGGCGGCCAGGCTGGTTGGCGTGCAGCCCTACACGGTTCGGATTCGCAGTTGTGGCGCTGCGCGCGAGGTGACTCCTTCATGGCGCATCGTGGATGCGCGCAACGCGTCGCGCGTCATGAATATCAGGACCGTCACCAACCCAGACCAGAAAAACGCGTGGCTCGACCTGCTAGTTGATGATGGGGTGGCGACGTAATGACGTTCAAGGCGAAGGTTTTGGGCCGTGAGGCTCTTACGCGAAGGCTGAACGAGTTGGCGCCCGCTGTCGAGAAGTACGCAGCCGAGGCAAAGCTCGAGATTGCCAAGGAAGCAGCCACCCGCATTGCGGCGAGAGCACCGCGAGGCGCAACTGGCGACTATGCCGCCAGCATCCAAGGCGCTCGGCTGGCGGACAACCCAGACAAAAAGCAGATCGGCATTACGCAGACCAAGGACAAGGATGCAACCGGAGTCTTCGCCGAATACATCTGGCGCTTCTTGGAATTCGGAACTGCCCCGCACAACGTCGCCCCAGGCGGTGGCGACATCAGTTTTAGCGGCGAAGCGCAGATGCACCCAGGCACGGCTGCGCAGCCGCACGTATTCCATACGTGGCGAGCCTACCGCAAAGCGGCCCGCCGCAAACTGCTGGCGGCCGTCAACAAAGGCGTCAGGGAAGCGCAGGGTAAACGCTGATGGCCAGTCCAGAGTTGGAACTGCAGGGCGCCATAGTTGCGCGCCTGAAGGCAGACGGTGCCTTGACGACGCTGATCTCTGGGCGCGTCTACGACCAGCCCCCGTCTCCTGTAACATTCCCCTACGTGACCATCGGCGAAACGCAGTTCTTGCGTGACGACGCCACGTGTATCAGCGGCGGCGAAATCTACGTGACGATGCACGGTTGGTCACGGGCCGTCGGCTTTCCGGAAGTCAAGCGGATCGCTGATGCAATGGAAAATTCTCTCCATCTGGCGCCGCTGACGCTGGCAACAAACCGCCTGATCTCAATCATGCACCGCCAGACGCGGTTTTTTCGCGATCCAGACGGGCTTACATCTCACGCGGTCATCGACTTCGTTGCCAATGTTGAGAAGCCGTAGCTGCGGCCCGCCTGCGGCTACACACATCACCAAAACCACCAAAGCGACCCGGCCATCTGCCGGGTTTTTTCATACACGAAGGAACCTAACATATGGCAACTGGTCAGCAACTTGGCAGACTGCTTCTCATCAAGATCGGCGACGGCGCTACGCCGGAAGTCTTCAGCAACCTTTGCGGACTGAAGACGCGCAGCTTCAACATGTCGGCGAACGAGATCGACACCACCGTGCCGAGCTGCACCAACCCCGGCGGCCCGGTGCAGAAGACCAGCCGTCCCGGTATCTCGAATCGCACTTTCTCCGGCTCTGGCGCGTTCGTTGCCGGTGCAGCAATGACGACCTTCATGGGCTTTGTCCGCGCGTCCAGCGCCTTCAATGCGCAGGTCGTCGTTCCTGGCGACGGCACCTACGAGGGCTCTTGGATGGTCACGGACTTTGAATTCTCTGGCGACGTTGAGCCGAACATGGAATTCAGCGCCACTTTCGTCGCAGCCGGTGAGCTGACCTTTACGGCTGAGGTGTAATCCATGGCTAAAGAGGAGAGCGTAATGGTGAACGGCGCCCGCGGCGAAGTTCTGCTGACGATCGATGGCGTTGAACTCGTCATCGCCGCCACAATGTCCGGTCTCGCCGCTGTGTCGACTAGGCTGGACTGCAAGTCCTTTCAGGATCTCTTCATGCGCCTGTCTGGCGTTGAGGCGGCCGCTGTGTTGGCCGGCATTGAATTGCTGACCATCAAAGGCGATCGGCTTGCTGCGATTCAGAAGCTCAAGCTGAAGCACTTTAAGGACTGCGCCGCAGCATTCAACGCTGCCCTCGCTCATCATTTCGATGATGGTGAAGAGGGAAACGTCGAAGCGGTCGCGGACGCGACGAAGTAAGCGCGCCATTCCCCTGGCGCGACTGGATGCGCATTGCGCTTGGTGGTCTTGGCTGGCGTCCCGCTGATTTTTGGGACGCCTCCCTGACCGAGTTCTTTGAGGCAATCCACGGCCGCAACGAAGCAAATGGCGCAGAGGGTGAGCAGAGCGCCCCGTCTGGCGGGGAAATGAACGCACTGCTGGCCAAGTATGGATAACAGCCGGTAGTGCGTCACTCTTGCAGGTCTACGCCTGCAGCTTTGAGCGCGAGTTTTGCCTTCCGATGAAAATCGGTGTCGGCGCTCGCGCGCAGGCAGGCGGCGGCAACTATTTTGTTGTCGGAGAAGCTGCCGTCAAGACGCTCCGCCGACCCATTCTTGAATGCGATGAGGGTATTAACGGCCGCCATGCAGCGGGATTTTTCTTCTGCTTGCCGCGATGCTTCTTGCTCACTCGCGAGGTATTCCGCGTCTGCGTACTCTCCCCAAGCGTACCAGCCACCGCCCGCGATAATTACGATGCACGCTGTCGCTACAAGCGACCTCAACCATCCGTTCATTTGCAATCCCCTTAGCCCGTTTCGCGCGGGCTTTTCTTTTTTCTTAGGATACACGACTGATGGTTGAAAAGACAGATGATCTTGTAATTTCCATCAGCACCGACCTTGCAACGGTCAAAAGGAGCCTAAAGCGGCTCGAGGCAGACATTTCGTCGACCACCGGCAAGGTCGAAAAACAGTTCAACGCCCTCGGCAACGGCATAGACAAATCCATGTCGACGGCGCTGCAAAAGCGCATTGACGGCATGGTCGGTGTCGGTACGCGCGGCGCCAAGGAGTGGAGCGGAGCGCTCGCCGATCAGGGCAAAGAGCTTGAGCGTCTTCGCGCTCGATATTCGCCGCTTTTTGCGACGATCAACAATTACAAATCGGCCGTTGCCGATATTAAGCGGGCTCACGCCATCGGTGCCATCTCGGCAAACGAGATGACAGCCGCCATCCAGCGCGAGCGGCAAGCTGCGCTGGCGAGCACGGCTGCGATCAAAGGCAGGAACGCCGCTCTAGCCGCCACGCCTGCTGCGCGCGGCGGTCGCGCCGGCAACAATGGGTTTGAAACCGCCAACATCGCCGCACAGTTCCAAGACATCGCAGTTACTTCGGCGATGGGCATGTCTCCTCTGCAGATTGCCCTGCAGCAGGGCACGCAGCTTTCTGCTGTTCTTGGGCCAATGGGCGCTACCGGCGCGGTCAAAGGGTTGGCCGCCGCATTTGCGTCTGTTATCAATCCTGTCTCTCTGCTGACTATCGGCTTCGTCGCGGCTGGTGCTGCCGCAATCCAGTACTTCGGCTCCACTGATTCCAAGGCAAAAACGGCCGACGACGCTATCAAGAGCCATGTGGACACCATTGCCTCAATCAAGGATGCGTACGGTGTAGCGGCGGATGGTCTTGGTGAATATGTCAAGAAGAGCCAAGCAGAAGCCGCGGCGGCAGCACGGCAAAACCTTAAGGTTCAGCAAGAATTCGCCAAGTCGGCCACCTCGGAGTTCAACAAGCTTCTTGGCGTGTTGCAGGCGAGGACGGGCGGCGCTTCTGACGTAGCAACGCGCTTTAAGCCGTTCACCGACGCAATTCGTGAGTTTCGCAAAAGCGTAGCTGACGGGTCGCCTGACTTTATTAAGCTCAGGACGCAGATTGAGGCGATAGTCGCCACGGACCCCGAAGGGCTCCGCAAACTCGCAGACGAGATCATCAACGGGTCATCGGCCGCCGCGGATGCGGAACGTAGAGTAAAGTCAGCCAAGGACGTAATTGATGGGCTTGGCGAAGTAGCGTCTGGACAGGTTAGTGGCGTATCCGGCCTGACGACTGCCCTTAACGAACTCGCCTCTATCGCGGTGCCTGCACTAACCGATGCAGAGCGCGCGCTGAATGCCTACCGCAAGGCTGTCGAGGCCGCTCAGGGCGCAGAAGATCGGCGCGCCGCGTCTAAAATATACGACGAAACGATTAAACGTATCGGCGATCAGAATCCGACGGTAACGAACAGCGATGGCGTCGTTGTTAGCGTCCCAATTCCTAGCGCAAAGCCGATTCAGCTTGGCGACGAGCCAGACAAGAAAGCCGAGACTGCCGCACAGCGCGCTGCGAACGCTTATCGCGACCTAGTCAAGAGCGCCGACGACCGTATCGCCCAGCTGCAACTCGAGACGGAACTGACGGGTGAATACGGCGTCGCGACGGATGCTGCACGTTTCCGGCTGGAACTGTTGCAGCAGGCAGAAGACAAGGGTCGATCGCTTAGCGCCGAGCAGCGCGCCGAGATTGAGAAGAAAGTCGAGCTATACAGCAAGTACTCGCAAGCCTTGGCCCAGGCCAAGCTACAGCAGGACTTGCTGGACGACTCCGCCTTCGCCGGCCTTTCTAAGCAAGAGCAGGCGGTTAAGCTGCGGTTGCGGTCCTACGGACTTGATGAGGATCTTGGCGGCAATAATGCCGCGATGATCCGCAACAGGTTCCAGCAGGAGGGACTTTCCGACCTAACGCAATCGTTCCTATCGGAGTTCAGCAGCGGCATTCTCCCTGGCGGCAAAAGCATCGGTGAATCCTTCGCTGATGCGGTCAAGAACGCCGCAGCCAATGCCATGCAGAAGTCGCTGGACAGCCTCTTTGAGCAGATCGGCGGCGCGCTTGCCTCGGCCCTTCTCGGCGGCGGCGGCAAGAGCGGTGGCATCGCTGCCGTCGCTTCTTCCGCGGCCACAACGTTCGCGGCTCCTGTCGGGGCGGTGACGCGTTCGCCCCTGCCGGCGGTGGGCAATATCGGAATGTATGCCAAGGCCATCCAGGCAATTGAGAGCAGCGGCAACTACGGCGCACTTGGCCCAGTTACCCGCAATGGCGACCGAGCATACGGCGCCTATCAGGTCATGGGCAACAATATCGGCCCTTGGTCTGAAGCGGCTCTCGGAAGGCGACTGTCGGCAAGCGAGTTTCTTGGCGACAGGTCCGCACAGGATGCCATCTTCAATCACCGCTTCGGTGGATATGTCGACAAGTTCGGCGCATCTGGCGCCGCTCAGGCTTGGTTTGGTGGTCCCGGCTCCGTCGGAAAGGGCGGCATGGGTGCCGATATCCTGGGAACGACCGGCAATTCCTACGTCGCCAAGTTCAACACCCAGATTGCCAAAATGGGAGAAACTGCGGCGGGCGCCGTCAACGGGCTTGGCGGGTTCAATTCCGGCTTGGCAGCGATCACCCAGAACATGGGCGCCGCTGGCGGCCTTGGCGGCTCCTCGTGGCTGTCGCTAATCACAGGCGCTGGCTTTGGCGGCTCTGCACAGTTAGCAGCAAGCGGCGGGATAGGGCTGTTCGACAAGGGCGGCTTTACCGGTACGGGCGGCAAGTACACACCAGCGGGCATTGTTCATAAGGGCGAATACGTTTTCGACGCTGCTGCGGTCAGCCGCATTGGCGTGCCTACGCTTGAACGTCTTCGCGGATACGCCAACGGCGGATATGTCGGTGCACCTCGCGCACCTCGTCTTAATGGGCGCGGAACGTCGGCGAACAGCAACGTACAGCCTGGCATTTTGCAGGTGCATGTCAGCGGCGCCAGCGGCGACGAGCACATCCGCACGCTTGTCAAGCAGGGAGTGGGCGAGGGGCTTAGCCAGTACAACGAGAACCAGCGCCGCGGCGGCTTCGGCACCATGCAGAGCCGGTACACGAGCCAGAAGGGTTGATCGATGGCGGTCTATACGAACCAGCCGACGCTGGAAGCAAACTTCCTGGCCCCGGTGAAGACGATCTATGACGTCACCGGGTCTTCGATCGATGGTGGCCGTAACGGCGTAGGCGAGGGGCAGACAATCGAGATGAGCGGCGGCGGCATCGTCACCGCGACCTACGAAGACTGCAAAATCAAGAACCCCGAGCACTATGAATACGTCAACTGGCTTGGAGCCCGTCTAAACGGCGGGTTCCGCTTCATCAACGTGCCGATCATTACCGACTGGTTCGGGCCTTTTCCGACAGTCAACAAGCTGCCCGCGCCTATCGTCAGCGGCATAACGCACTCTGACGGCTCCTATTTCTCGGATGGCGCAGGCTACAGCCAGGCGACGGTCTATGGCGAGATCACCGAAGCGGCGGCACTGAACGCCGGCATCATTAAGATGCGCGTGTATGGCCTCGACAGGCCGCTCCGCTGGTCGGACTGGTTTTCGATCTACCACACCACGAAAGGCTGGCGCGCCTACCGCTATTGGCAGGTGATCAGCAAAACCTCAGAAGAAAATCCGGTGTACACGCTGGCTCTCGCTCCGCCGTTGCGCGAGGCAGTCTCTGCGGGAACACGTGTCGAGTTCGCGCGGCCGCGGTTCGTCGCGAAGTTCAAGTCTGATTTCACGCTTCCTTCGGTAGTGGAAGCCTTCTTTGTGACACAGCAATCCATCCAGTTCGTTGAGGCATTCTGATGGGCTGGGTTCCGGACAACGTCATCAGCGAGCTGCGGGGCAGCCATCAGCTCGGAATCTTCCTGCGCATCGGCACCACGCCGTCGTTGCATATGTGGTTCGGGATCAACGATATTCCGGCCAACTTCGACAGCATCGACCCGACTGGGACGGTCTACCTAGGCGGCGGCAAGTTGGTCGGCGTGCCGACGCTCGAGGTGCTGGTAAACGGCACGGCGGACAGTGTTGAGTTCACGCTCTCAGGCATCGACCCTACGTCCGCCGCGAGAATGATCGACACCCTGCCTGCCGTGCGTGGCGCTGCTGTGCAAATGGGCATCACGACGCTGGACCAATACTACCAGCCGATGAGCAACGTCATTCCGATTTGGACAGGCACGGCCTCGCATGTGTCGGAGTCGTCGCCAGCAACGCCAAGCGGGCAGTCCGTAACGCTGACGCTGTCCCTGGCCGTTGTGGCCGGCGAGGCGACCCGGTCTCGCGGCGCGCGCTCGGTCTGGTCATCTCCTCACCAGAAGGCGATCTCAGAAACCGACAAGTTCTGCGACGGCACGAGCCGACTTGCCAGGGGCGTTCAGCCGGTCTGGCCAAACTTCTAGGCCGTAGCGCCGAGGTATTCATGACATTGCACGATTTTCTGGCGCTCCCTCACCGCTTCAGGTGGGGCGGGATGGGTGGCGACGACTGCACGACATTCTGCGGCACATGGTTGCAGGAGAGCATCGGGATCGACCCAGCAGAGGAGTTCCGCGGCACCTACGCATCGGCCAAAGGCGCCCACGACATCCTGACGAGGGCAGGGGGCGTTGTTGCGTTTGCAGCCGCTGTATTGGAGCCGGCGGGCTTCAAGCGCGTCCAGCACCCGCAGGATGGCGATGTGGGTGTCGTCAAGGCGCCAGCAGGGCTGGACGGCGAGGCCAAAGAAATCTGCGCCATTCGTTTCGGGCCGCTTTGGGCTCTGCTTTCACCCTCCGGAGTGGTCGCCAAGAAGTTAGACCACGTTGCCGTATGGCGAGCGCCTGGTGGAGATCGCGAAGAATGAGTTTCCATCACCGCATGATGCTGCAGCGCTATGGCCTCGGCAGCACGACGTCGCTTTACAGCGAAGTCATGTTCGACCCTATTTTCACGCCGATCTTCACGGCTGTGCTGGGCACCGGCGGCTTCGCGATTGGCGCCACGACTATCAGTTACGCGTCAATCGCTTCCGCGATCGCAACGACGGCCATCTCGATCGGCTTACAGGCGGCTCTGGCGCAGTCTCCGAAGCCGCCAAAGCCGGAGGACGGCCGGGCGCCGCTCAACCAGGCAATACCGTACCGCATCTATGCCGTCGGCCGCACACGACTAGCCGGCGCTCGGATGATGTGGGAAGCCGTAGGGTCTAACCTCTATTCAGTGCAGGCCATCGCTGGCCACCGGATTAAGTCGTTCAACCGCTTCTACCTGAACGACGATGAGGTGACGGTAGTCGACAACGTCGTTACTCCGCTCACGACGGGCGGCAGGTACGGCGCAGGCTCGGCGAATGTGCGGCTCTACACCCGCCTCGGCAACAATCCAGAAACGCCCTATTCGGAGCTTGTCGCGGCACTTGGCGCTGACGGCATCTGGACCAACGCCCATCGCGGAGACGGTCAGGCTTCACTTGCCATGCGTGCGCACAACGCCGACGCGCAGGATCAGCAGACGGCATTTCCATACGGTGCCCCATCTCCTTCGGTAGAGATCGACGGCGCCTACTGCTGGGATTTCCGCGACCCGGCGCAGGATCCGGCAGATCAGACCACTTGGATGTGGACGCGCAATTCTGCGGTCATCTGCGCCTGGCATCTCTGCTTCAACGAATTCGGCTTCGGTCTTGATTACACAAAGGCGCTGCTTCCAGTCATCGACCTGTGGAAAGAAGAGGCCGACGTTTGCGACGAGTTGGTTCCGCTGAAAGGCGGTGGCACAGAACCGCGCTACGAGTGCAACGGCTGGGATACGACAGAGAACGGCCCGAAGTCTGGGCTGAACGCGATTCTCTCGACCTGCGACGGACACTTGGTCGCGCGCGGCGACGGAGCCCGTATCTTAACGGTCGGTAAGTTCCGCGAAAGCAGAACGGCAACGCTGACCGACGCCGACATCGTTGGCCATCAGGTCCAGTACGACGTGCTGTTCGAAGACGAGTGCAATCGGCTTGTGCCGAAGTTCACTTATCCGGCCACGAATTACACGAGCTGCGACACCGACTTTTTCGAGGACACAGCCGCGCAGCTAAGCGCAGGCCGCGTTCTGACACAGGAAGGCAGCTACGAATGGTGCCACCAATGGAGGCAAGCAAGGAGGCTCGGAAAACGGGACTGGTTGCGGCTGCGGCAGAAGGTCAAGGGCAGCCTTGATGTTCGGCTCTCCGGCATCAACGCTGTCTATGCGCGGTGGGTTAGGCTGGAAACGCCAAATCGGCTACCGCGGCTAGACGGTAAGCTTCTGGAGAACCGTCGATCTGTGCTTGCCCTCACCAAGGGCGGTTTTTCGATGGATTTCGTCGAGCAGCCTGACGGCATCGACGATTGGAATCCAACAACAGAAGAGGGGCAGCAGCCTCCGGTTCCTCCGGCCGTGAACGCATCGAATATTCCGACTCCGGTCATCAATCTTATTCAGGCGAAGGCGAGCAACAACTCGGTTTACATCCGCGTGGTCGTCATCGACCCGGCGGATGACAGCTTCATTCCTGTGGTCCGCTACCGCGTTGCCGATATCGGCGCAGGCACTCCTGGCGCATGGATTGAGCAGGCTTTCCCTGGTGCTGACCCGTCCGGCGGATACATCAACCTCAACACCAACACAGTTCCTGTCGACCAAGAACTCGAGGTGCAGGTTGCGTTCAAGGCGTCCAACGGAAAGTACTCAAACTGGTCGGTCACGGAAGAAGTGACGTCGACCGCCGATCCGACTCCACCGGGTGTAGTTACCTCTCCGAGCGCGACGGGCGGCGTAGGCTCAGCAACATTCAACTGGACCGCTCCGAACAGCAGCAACTACGCTGGCGCGAAGATCTACTGGAATACGGTCGATAACTTCGGCACGGCAAGCTACGCGGGGCCGCCAGAATATGGCGCGTCTTCGAGCGCGGATTCGACATCCAGGTCGTTCGTCGCTGGCACCTACTACGGCTGGATCGTGTCGATCAACCACTCCGGCATCGAAGGCATAGCCGCTGCGACGGGTACGTTTACCGTGACCTAACGCTGCCCGGGTCTGCCGGCGCCAACACCACACAACAGCATCAACTTTCAAGCCCTGGCTAGCGCCGGGGCTTATTCTTTTCAGGAGTCCTACGTGGCATTCTCTCCGAACGCTGAAACAGTTTACGCAGATGGGCCGTTCGGGTCTCCGCTGCAGCCGTCAAAGCCAGAAATCCGCTCGCTCCTTGCTCAATATGAGGCAGCGATCGACGCGTACTCCTCGGGTGCCGGGTCGATCGCCAAATCTACTCGCGCTCTCCTGTTCGCGGATCTGGCTCATGCGGCGGACGTAACGGCATGGGTCTACGCGGATTCCACAGTCGCCTACAACGGCATCTACCGCAAGTCGGGAGCATCTGGATCTGGCTCCTGGTCCCTGATTCTGCCGCTGCCGTTCTCGTTCATTATCGCTTCGGACGTAGGCGCTGGCACGCCGAACGCAATCCAGGCGACGACGAGCATTCCGGTGAGTGCCTCCGCGCTGATTTGGATGAATGTTGCTGAAACCAACACCGCATCTCCGGTCACTGTATCCTTCAACGGCGAGGCTCCGATCACGATCAAGACGAACAGCGGAAGCGACGTCGCTGCAGGGGGGCTCACCGCCGGCATGATCGTGATGGGCATCGTGTCAGGCAGCACGTTCCGACTGGTTAGCGATCAGGCGTCTAGCGCGATTATTGCGCAGGCTGAGGCGGCTGCGGCTGCTGCGCTCGCAGCCGCGAACGCAGGCTTCGTCTTCGCTACGGAGGCGGAGTTTTTGTCCGCAAATATTCCGCCTGTTCTCAACTTCGTTAGGACGGCGGGCTACTATAATGCCGGCGACGCCGGCGCTCACACGAAAGAGCGCAGCACGGCCGTGGACGTATTTGCCAAGCAAGCCGCAGATGGTAGCTGGTGGGCCCCAGCGAAGGGGCAGAAGATCTACGCGGAAATGTTCGGTGCCAAGGCCGATTATGACCCGCTCACCGGTAGCGGAACGGAAAACTCAACGAAGATCAACAAGGCGCTGGCATTCAGCTCCATCGTCTTCCTGGCCGGCGGCTTCTACATGGTTTCCGATACTGTCGAAGCCAACCCCTACCACTGCCTGTTCTCCGATGCCTGCGGCTACAGCAACCCGAATGGGGAGGGCGCCTACTGGGACATGACCAACCAGGCAACGCTGATCCCGCGCAATATAGTGCGTCGTCATGTGATCGATGCCATGATCACCCAGTGCGAGCTGTCCGGCGGCGTGCTCGACAACCCGAGCGCGGCCGAAGCCTATACGGGACCGAGCGGTGGCCGCCTGGCGAAATACCGGATCATGGATTTCACCAACCAGGACGCTGTCGGCGCCACGGCTGCCACACCGCGCCTGCTTTCAATCGCGCTGCTGGGCCGTCGAGGTTCGATCGTCGAAGGCGTGAGCGTCCGGACAACCCGTCTCGACGGCAGCTTCTCCCTGCAGCCGGGAGACACGAACTTCGGCGAGCAGTGCGACATCGGCTATTTCGGAGAAAACGCGTTTTTCGGGCAGTTGAAGCGCACATCGCTCACGGCCCATTTTCGGGATGCGGCGTTCCTGCTTTGCCCGACCGAAGTTCTCGGCGACGATCCAGACTTCCATCCCCAGAGCGATCGCTTCTTCCTCGACCAGTTCTTTATCGAGGGTCACGCGAGCTTTGCAGTTCGCGGGGCCGACACGGTGCGCGTTTCCGCCGTGTCGTCGACGACAATCCGCGTGAAATGGTTCAAGTCGCATCGTTTCTCCCCGGCCGGCAGCGTGACGATCAACGGCGCCGCCTATGCCTACACGTCGCTGACCTATGACGCCGTGAACACCGAACTGGTATTCGGCGGGCTTTCTGCGGATCCTGCCGCTGCTGGAGTGGTAGCCGGCGCCGAGCTTCACCGGACACAGGATGTCCGGACGTTCGGCACGGGCGGCGTGAGCGCCAATAACGGCTTCCTGCGATCGATCACCCATCCGAGCCTGAAGCCGACGACGGAAAGCTTCTTCACTGACAATTTCCCGATGTGCGGCCGGGTGATCGAGCTTTCCGGTCTCGGTGTTCGGGGCATCCATTTCAACAACGTCTATGTTCACGGCCGTGAGGACGTCTCCTTCTTCGCGAACGAGGCATCGGATATTTCTTTCGGCGGCGGTTCCTATCACGAGGCGAAGTGGCTGTCGCCGAGCGCGGGCGTGGCGGGCCAATGCTCGCGCTTCATCGGCCTCAAGTTGAGCGAGAAGGTTGCCCGTGGCGTGCCGCAGCCGATCGGCGAGGCCGGATCGATTATCTTCACGACCTGGTCGCAGACAGAGGGGGGCACGGACATGCGTCCCGTCTGGCGCACGTCGCCCAACTATAGCCGCTTCGGTACAGGCTCGGCCCTGACCGATGGCCTGTTCTATCCTGCTGGGGGCTGGAACGACGCCTATCCGCAATCGCAGAATGCCGATGGACCGATCGAGATCATCAGGGCGCCCGCGCTGAGAGGCACGCTGCACCCCATACAGTACCGGAGCGCCACAAATACCATCCGCGGCGGCATGGACAGCGGCGGTCGCTTCGGCTTCGGGTTTAACATAGACCCGGCTGTTGACCTGACTTACGGCCTGAATCTCATGGCCGGATCAAACTCGGTCATTAATGCGCAGAACAATTCCGGAGGTCAGCGAGCAGGTTACAGGGCGCAGAACACGACGGGCATTGCAGGCTTCTACATGGATGGGGATGGTATTGGGACAATCACCCTTGGGGCGTCAGACTATCTTCGCTTCGGCTCCTCGGTCTTCCGTCCCGCTTCCGACAACCTGATATCGAATGGCACCGCATCGTTCCGATGGAAGGAAGTTTTTGCCGGCACCGGAACGATAAACACTTCAGACGAGCGAGCGAAGCTGGAGATCGAGGCGATCACAGACATCATTCTCGATGCCTGGGCCGACGTCGAGTACACGCAGTTTAAGATGGTGGACGCTGTTGCAGAAAAAGGTGTCGCGGCTCGCCTTCACTTCGGGCTTGTCGCGCAGCGGGTGCGCGATGCGTTTGCCGCCCATGGCCTTGATCCCTACGCCTTTGGGGTGCTTTGCTACGATCAATGGGACGATGTGACAGCAGCCGTCATGGAGGATTATGAGGCGCAGCTCGTCTCGGAAGGTTCAGACGGCGAAGAGATCGTCGAACTCATCTCTCAATCGCGCGCGACCGGCGAGAAAATCGTGGTTCGTGCGGCCGGCGATCAATTCGGCCTGCGATATGCTGAAGCCTTCGCTCTGGAGGCCGCGTACCAGCGCCGGCGGATGGCGAGGATCGAAAGCCAGCTCGCGGGCTAGGTCATCCAGCCTTGGGAAGGTTTCGACTTGATCTTGAAGCCTTCCGTATATTCACCGGCGACGCCTCGTGCGAGCTCGTCATCCGTCAGAACTAGATCAAACGCGATGACGGTCTCGAAGATTTCATCTGTGCCGTGCATCGAATACTGCGCCCCGATCCGCAGAAGCACGAACCGGCTTGGATCGGGATCGATATCGCGAGGCTGCTCGATGACAGTGAAGCTTGAGGTATAGGTAAGGGCACCAGCCTCCCCATGAGGAATGATGGTCTGATATTCTGGGAAACGCTCTCGCCAGAAGTCTTCTCGCTTCGGCGGGAATAAAGGCAGGCGAGCCGCCAGAGAATTTGTCTGCCACATCAACGCCGGCGATCGACCGATGTTTTCGAGTGTCGTCTCGATGTCAAGCATCGTGGTTCGTGGTCCGGTCCGGATTCTGATGCTCTTCAGTCCGATCATGATCCACGGTCTCTGCTCAAGCACGATGGCGCGCTCGGCGATCTGGTTTGCCTTCTTTGTCTCAGCCACGGCCTCCCAGGCTGCTATCGCGGAATTCTCCGCGTGCAGCAGGGCACTGTTTGTCTGATCGAAGGTGCGCTTGATGTAATAGGCGCCTGCAACGGCCACCAGCCCGCCGATGACCGACGCGACCAGCGCCCATTTGGAGATCACCATGCTTCCATAAGCGGCGTTTGCCGCGGTGATCTGGGCCATGAGCTCTCGCTCCCGGTAGGGATCTGCGCTGCTTGTCTCAGTCGGCGCCGGATCGCCTTCAAACGGCAACATGCGGGCGGCATAGCTGAGATGGTCACGAATGGCAGTGTGCAGCGCGGAGGTCCACATCACCGGTACGGTGATAGAAAAGAGGACAAGGATCGCGATCCACGGCGCGAGCTCTGTATAGCGGTCCCGGTTCACCTAGTCCTCCCATGGCGTCATCGGAAATGAGCGTCTGATTCCTCAGCCACTGTCAATGCTGCGCATTTGACGCTACCCGCACCGTCGCATGCTTCAGCATGAAGGTGCGGGGGCCCTTTTCTAGCCACCACAGGAATCAACGTGACCACCACGACCACGTCACCACGTGGGCGCGCCTTTATGCGTGGCCAAGCGCCGCAGCCATAACCCACCACCACACAGGAGACCATCAATGGATCGCGCGAAATTCTTCGCGGCGGTGCGCTCGCCCCTGTTCGCCGGCAAGATGGCCGAGCGGCAGGTGCAGGGCGTCGACGCGATTCTAGACGAGGCAGAACGGCGCGGCACACCGTTGGCGCATCTGGCTTATATACTCGCCACGGCGCTGCACGAGACGGCCAGAACGATGCAGCCGATTGCCGAATACGGCAAGGGCGCTGGCCGTAAATACGGCGTTAAGGGCAAATACGGGCAGGTTCCCCATGGGCGCGGCTATGTCCAGCTAACGTGGGACTCGAACTACGAGCGCGCCGATAAGGAGCTTGGCCTGAGGGGTGCGCTGCTGCGCGACTTCAATCTCGCGATGCGGCAGGACATCGCGGCCAAAATCATGTTCGTCGGCATGACCGAAGGCTGGTTCACCGGCAAGAAGTTGGCGGACTACATGGCTGGTGACAAGGCCGATTACGTCGGTGCACGCCGGATCATCAACGGTACGGATAAGGCCAAGACGGTCGCCGGCCATGCTGCTGTGTTTGAGAGGGCGCTGAAGGCGGCGGGCTACGGCGCGGCGGTGCCTGCAACGGGCGGCTTCTGGGCTGCGATCGGCCGCTTCCTGTTTGCGCTCATCCGGGGAGGCAAGAAATGACCGTTTGGATTCGTATCGCGCTCTACATGGTCGCTGGCTGGCTCTACGGCTCCGGCTACATCGGCGAAGAAGTTAGGTCGATGATCACTGATGACCCTGCCGTTGCCGGCGCTATTGAAGCTGGCATTGCCGCCGCTATAGGCGCCATTCCCGTCGCGTGGTGGCAGTGGGCTCGAAAGATGGGGCTGCCGACGTGATTGCCCTGCTTTCCTTCCTCGTCAAGATCGGCCTCAGCGGAGTGGTCGAGCGCGGCATCAAGTTGATGGAGCGCCGCGCCGAACTCGAGGTCGACAGAGAGAAACTGCGCACCGAGCTCACCGCGGAGTACATGCGCCAGATCGTTGAGGAGACCCGCATCATGACGGACTTCAACAAGGCGAAGTTCTCCTTTCCTTGGTTCTGGGCGTTCGCAGCGCTGTTCGTCCTGCCGCTCGGTTTTTGGTGGTCTGCCGTCATCCTCGATAGCGTGTTTGGCTTTTCGTGGAATGTGGCGGACTTGCCGACGCGCGAGATAAAAGACGCAGCGGGCCATATGATCGAATGGCTATTTTACGTCGGAGGCGGCGTTGCCGGCGTTAAGGCGGTGCTGAAAAGATGACCGGCGCAGAGATCATGTACACGGTCGGCTTCTTTGTTGGCCTATTTGGCACGATCTTCGGCGTGTGGAAGTATGTCGACGGCAAAATCGGCGCGGTGCGGGATGATCTTGCCCTGCACAAATTGCACATCGCCGAGCATTACGTTTCTAAGCAGGGGCTGCGCGAGACGACCGAGCAGATCATGGCTGCAATCGGAGGCGTCAAGGATGCGGTTGATAACATGACGCTGCGGGTGGATCGTATTGTTGAGAATCAAGCGCCGAAGCGGACGACGAGGGCGTAGCGTACCTGGATAGCTTCCAACACCAGGCCGCCCGCTTCTGCTGCGCGCCAAATACAAAAGACGCGGGCGGCCACTGTGGCAAAACGCTCAAGCCGAAGTGTAAGCAGAGTTCACGACCCGCATAGCAATGTCTTCCCCAGCCTTCGAGCCGGCTGTGGCATCGAACATCCAGTGTACGCCCAAGAATACCCGGCTGCGATCATTATCTCGGATCATTTCATTGATGCTAGTATATTCGAATGGCTGGAGTGGTCTGGGCAGCCCACTCATATGATCAACGGAAATCCCGTTCAATTCATCCGAAATGAACTCTCCCCTTATCGAGTCAGGATCCCCGCTGGTGCTCGCCCGCTGGCGCCGGAATTCCTTTAAAGCGTTAAAGCATGCGCTGCCAAAAGTCGCATGTCCGGACGGGTAGGCGGGAAAATTTGGAGTGAATGCAGATCTTCCGAAAGCCAGATCGTCGTCGCTAGGACTGGTCAGTTGTGGTATTAGCCAGCCTTGGCTCAGCCTCGAGAAAGTACCGCCTCCTGCACCCAAGAAGGTTTGAGCGACTTCCCGAACCCGGACGTCGATGTTGGGCGACAGCGCGGGGGAATTGGTTCGCGGGGAACCATACGGCTTCCAGTCGGCGTCAGCGCCTGAAGCCAGGTTCTGAATTCCCAACACAGGACGCCAAATCGCATGCTCATACTTGGCTTTCCACGCCACTATCCCAGCATCTGCCATCGCGATGTTAATGAGTGCCAAAAGTCTCGCGAGTTCCTTTTGGTCGAGACCGTCGCGCTCGGCAACAATTCGAACGATCTGATTATACAAGCGCGGAGGCGTTCCAATGAGCCTGGCGCCGTCGTACGCCCAAAACAAGCCTATGTTAGTCTCTTCCGCCGTACGCGCTGGGATTGTTGGGGTGCCCACCGAAGACAGAGCGCCTTTGACGCGAACATAAGCAAGATCTGAGTCATATTCTGAAGTGCCCTCATCAGGCGGATCGTCCACATGGACCTCAGAAGTGTCCGCGACAAATGGTGTCTGCTCCCCCCATCGTTCTCCATAGAACCCTTGTGATGGATTGAAGGGATCGGCGTTGTGGCGACGAGGGCGCGGTAAGTAAGTTGAGAACGGTGGGAGAATTCTCTCCCGAATTTCGTCCCATTTCCACTGATCTTTAAACTTCGCATCTGAGCCGAATTCCTCGCCAGCTTTCCAGTCGGACAGATCGATGTCTTCGCCTAACGTGGCCTTCAGAAACTCTACACGCCGGTTACCAATAAGAAAGCTGTGGGCCGGTGTCGAGTAAATATGCGACAAAATGGCTGCTATGGCGCCGCCGACAAATAGCTCGGGCCTCTCAATAGGTTTCGGGGGAGTCACAGAGAAGAATGGCTTAAACGATGCCCCATACGCATAGTGGACCGCGTCTGCCAAGACAATGTGTGCCAACCCCAGGGCCCACGAGCTTGCGCATGGGCCAGGTGCTCGAGAGTCGTCTGCATCTACGCTATGATCCAACGCGACTAGCTCAAGGCAGGCGTCGTTCCAATATCCAACAGGATTGTCAGCAGGAGATTGAGCGGCGGATCCGGACTGCGGCTGAGCTTGAGCCCGTGTAAGCGATAGCGCACTTACAGATGCGGTAAGCGCAAGCAATGTTCGTCTGTCAATATGTGGCATAACCCCCTCCTGTCGCTAGAAAAGGTTGAAGCTACGCTAAAATTGCAATTATGTTAAATCACAATTTATTAGTTATATTCAATATAGTCCGGTTTTGGGCGTTGCTTCTCCGACAAAAATCAGATCCGCTCAGCTTTTAAGCTTTCTATGCGCACGCTCCGCCCGCGCCTGGCAAGGCAACTCGAACCGTCCGCGCCAGAGATGCCTACGCCACGTGCTCTAGCGATCCACTGCGCGTTGGCATAAGCGCCCTTGCTGTACTTCTCCCAATCCACCGCATTACCGCTCTCGACCAGCCAGCGATTGGTTTCGCGGCCGTCTGCTCGAAAACACACGCTCACGAGCCGCCCATACCGATCGCGCTCAACGGCGTCGCAACGGGTAGGGCGGGAAGCCGACAAAAACGCTCGAGAGCGAATGCCGCCTCCTTGCCACAGCCGTACGTGCCGCCGTCGCCGTCCTCGCAGGTCTGCCAGCTCTCCGGCGCATCGACGCCGTGCAGGCGAATACGCTTGCCGCTAATCTCGATAGTGTCGCCGTCGATCACTGATGCTCGTCCGATGATCGGTTCGGCAGCAACGGCCGGCATGACTAGGGCCGCGCCAAGCGAGAGCGCTGAGGTCAACAAGCGAAGACGCATCATGAACGCCGTCACAGCTTCGCGAGAACGTCGACCTGCGGAACCGGCGTCGGCCCTTCGGTGCGGTGCATCTGAAGCAGCTTTACTTCCACGTGCAAACCTCGATAGGCTGCCTCGCGAATGGCATGATTGAAGATCCGCATTGACTCACGCAGGTTGTCGGCGGCTTCACGTTGTTCTTCTGTGACTGTTACTGTCATAGGCCGGTTATTCCGCGCGTCGCCCGCGGCGTCAATGGCGCTTGGGTCGTCGGTCCGGTTTTCCACTCGGGCCGATGCACAACGCAGAACCAATTCGGCTCCGACCGGCCGACGGCGAAACCAAAGCCACCCCATTTCGTGCAGCCAGGATGCTCGCAGTAATGGACATAGGGGCCGGCCTCGTAGTGGGGTTTTGCGCCCTGTTCGTCACTCAATGGACGATCTCCTGTGGTCGTCCTCCCCAATTTTGGGGAGTTCGAGCATCGGTTGATTGTTCTTCTTTTGTTCTTACATTATCTCATCGCCATGGTCGAGACAATTGGCGAAGCATTCAGCCTTGGTTGGCAACTTAAAGCGCGATGTGCATTCGGCAACCGTGAGGGCATGAAGTCGGTTCGCCAGTGCACGTGGACTTATGACCTCGACATGCTGACGCTGGTCGCAACCCGCGGCCGGGATTTTCCGCTGGCGATGCTGGCGTCGAGGTTACGCTGTCCTCGCTGCGGATCGAGAAGGGTGGCCGTCGTGTTCATGCCGCCTTCGGAGGGCGATACGCGGCGAGGGGCTGCATGATACTCCGGTGTGCTAGCCCGTTTGTGCAGCTAGTGCCGATGTGCTCGCAGCACTACTATCGCCTAGCCGTGGCAAGAAGAACATCGAAGAAGAAGCCTCCTGACCCTCCACCGCTGGACCCCATGCCGGCGCGTGTCGATCCCTGCCTCGCAACGCTCGTCGACAAGCCGCCGAACGGGCCTGACTGGGCCTACGAGGTGAAATGGGACGGATACCGGATTGCCGTGCACATCGAGCCCGCCCGGGTGCGGATACTCACGCGCGGCGGCTACGAGTGGACAGAACGCTTCCCCACGATTGTCGACGACGCGCGGCGTCTCTCCGTCAAAACCGCTATCCTCGACGGGGAGGCGGTCGTTCTCGACGATCAGGGCCGCTCCGATTTCGGCATGATGCAACGGGCGCTCGGTCGCTTGCCATCACCGTATGAAGCCGGCGCCATCGTCTTCTATGCCTTCGATCTCCTTTACCTCGACGGCCGCGACCTGCGCCGCCTGCCTCTGCACGAGCGCCGCCGGCTGCTCGAGCCGCTTGTCGCCGGCCGTGAAGGCACCGTTCGCCTTTCGGAAGAGGTGCAGGCCGATGGCGACGAGTTCTTTCGCGTTGCGTGCGAGCACGGCCTCGAAGGCATCATCGCCAAGCACATCGAGAAGCCATATCGGTCAGGCCGCGGCGAGTGGTGGCAGAAGATCACCTGCAAGCGACGGGATAGCTTTGTTGTCGTCGGCTTCGAGCCATCGACAGTACCTGGTCATCTCGGCCGGCTGCTGCTGGCAGCGCGCCACGGCGAGGATCTCGTCTATGTCGGTGGCTGCGGTACAGGCTGGTCACACGATCTATCGCGCGAGCTGCGGAAGCTGCTCGAAGGGATGGCGACAAAAACGCCGGCTCTTGCCCTGAGGAGGAAAGGCGCCGTATTTGTCGAGCCAGTGCTGGTCGCAGACGTCGAGTATCGCGCTTGGACAGATGACTGGAAGCTGCGGCATGCCTCGTTCAAAGGGATCAGGGAGCGGGAGGACGATGTGGCGGTGTTTGAGCTGATCTAGGGACGGGCGAACGCAAAATACCAGAGCAGCGAGGGGCGGCATTGATGGAACGAACCGGGGCGAGCTCGGTTCGAGGATTGTCACTTCTTACGAGTTTACTGTGATGCGGCAGCCTGTCTAATCTACGCGCGAATTCGCGAACGAGAGCAACCCTATGGCGCAGAGCATCAAACAAAAGCTGATGAAGGAGAGTGACATTCCCGCCTTCGTCGATGAAATCATGGAGACCGGCTGCGGTATCTGTGCGGTCGGTCACGACAAATACGTGCTCGGGGACGCAGACCTTTCCCCGGCTGAGTATGCGAAGGTAGAGCGCAAACTGGAACAGATTGAGGAAACCTACGGCGACCGTGATTTCCTCAAATCGGAGATCGTGGCCTACTTACGGTCGATTGGGCGGTACATAGACGTCGGCACCGACGGAGCTGGATAGGGCAGGGGCAGCGCAAGGGCGCCATCTTCACTGGGTCGGTGCTCGTCGCCGAAGTCGAGTATCGCGCCTGGACGGACGACGGGAAACTGCGGCATGCGTCGTTCAAGGGGATCGGAATGGGAGGGTGAGTCGGGGGTGCTTGAGCTCGCAAGCCCAGCTCCGCGTTGAAATCGGTCGAGAGGGGTCATCACTCCTACGAGCCGCGTTCGTGTGTCTGTTGAGCAGGCGGCTATGGCGTAGTGCCCAGGGCATCGAAACCCATCAGGCGACCCGGGTTGATTGATTCGAATTGCCAGCGCGGAATACGGTCACGGTCGCTTCTTACATTCGTGAGGATGACTCCCAGCTCTTCTTTATCCTTCACGTTGAGCAGCGGCTTGATCCTATCAAAATAGCGTCGTGACTTCGCGCGAGCAAATATTTCGAAAGCGGCGCCATAACGATCGCTGTACAGGAGCGTCTCAGGCCACCACGTGTGCCAGGCGTCGGACGAAGATTGACTTCTCAGATACAGAACGAAGTCAGCAGTCATTACACACGAAAAATCGACGCCAGTGCTTTTGTTTCGCTCCTTAAGCAGATCTGCCCGCAAAGACAATCTATTCAGCTTCAATCGACGATTGCGGAATTCCAATATCCTCATCGGATTTCGAAACGATAGATATGAATGCATGCTATTTTCGGGATTAGCAAGGTCTTTAAAGTAGTATTCATTTTCAATAAGGTAATTTGCTGCATCGAATTGCTCATTCTGAATAAAGATCCCTATGCAATACAAAAACAATTCATGCACAATGAAATTGAAATTGTCGAAATCTACGTCATAGGAACTATGTACACGTTCAGGACGATATTGATACGGCAGTAGGCGCTCAAAGAATCTGTGTACCACCTCGAGCATTTCCACCGATGTATTGTAGTTCGCTATAGTAGAAAAAACCTCGATAGCTTCATTTCTATAATGCATAAATTCGTCTATGGTAGATATCACCAGATCGTCGAAAGTTTCCTTGTTGTCTTCATTCATCGTTATCCGAAAGACTTCAAGGTCCCGCGAAATGGTCTGGAAATACTCTTTGACTGCCGCGACGCCGTTGGCGCCAGCGCGGATCGATTCAAGAGCTCGGCGTAACAGCAATGAGCTCGCAATCTTCGGCGTTGCCGCTTCTTTCGTTAGAAAACCTGGGCGCTCGCCGATGGGCGGGCGAACATTGAGAGGTGCGCCCCAAGCCCAGCGAACTAGCCGTTCGAACTCTGTGGAATACGACGACGCATTGGATAGGTCGATGTATATTCTCCCCTTGTAATAGACAGGTAAATACGGCCGGCCGTCGTGATCCCGCTCCCTGACGACGGCAACAAACTTATCTTGGGCTTTCTTGGCGTATATTTCAGGCGTGATAATTTGCGCCTCTGTTCCCGCTCCCCCCGAACGGGCATCCGATTTCCTCGCGTAGACTTCATCGCATATTAGCAAAACTTTATTGACCTTCGGGTCAGTGACCATGCTCTCCATAAATGCGTGAGCGTCGTGACCCGGTTGCAGGTCCCACTTGTCTAGAATGACTTCAATTCCAGCGCCCACCAGTTCCTCTGCAAAGCTTAGTACCCAAGCTTCGTGATCTAGGTTGCTCCAGCTGTAGGAAATGAAGAGTCTCGGCTTGGGAGTGTCTGATTCAGTCATCTTAACCTCGTTAACCTCAAGACTTTGGCGCGCTACTTACACCCCTTCGCCTTTATCGAGCTTTCGATAGCATTGACCTTGCCCTTCGACACGGCGACTTGGCCTTCCTTGTCGCCGCCGAACGTGCTGGAAGCAGGTACACCGACCAGGAACACGCCGATCGCGTCGCCTGTTGCCGCTTGGTTCTGCTGCTTTGAAACAGCGGCAAGACTTGCCTGCTCCTTCATCAGCTCCTGTGCCAATCCCTGACAGCTCTGATTGCTGTACGCTGCCATCGGGATATCGACCGGCACGATTGCATCGGGACGCTTTGCGCAGGAAGCCACAGCCAGCGCGGACGCCAGCACGATCAGACGGATTTTCATGTAATGCCCCTCAAAGAAGAAATTTAGCCCACGCGCAACTAAGCATGGCCGCACGCTGTGGGGAAGGGGAGACCGAGGTCATTCCACAGGTGGGTGCGTTCAACGCACTTCTCGTGCTGCTCTCCGCATGTCGCGCTCACGCCTCCATTTCTGCAAGCCGGTTTCAGCCTGCTTCTCGCGAGCATCGAGCCCGCTGATCTCGTCGAGCCTCGCGTCAATCGCTCGCTTGTCCCACTTCCGCGTGCCGGGGATGGCCGGCGGCATCTTGTGGCTGGCGACCCACATCGAAAAACATGTCGGAGAGATGCCGCAGTACTCAGCCGCCTCTTTGCGGCCGATGAGGCGAGGGGAGTTATTCATCGGCAGACCTGTTTGTACGACGCCGGGACTTCCACATACCCAAGTTCTCCTTCCCGTCGGGCGCAGCGGCGTTGAAGCCAGCTGTGATGCCGAAATATCCCTCGCAGAATTTGCGCACGAGCGGCACTGGTCGCCCGTCGTGCAGCGGGTCGATTCGCGGGAACCCCTTCTTTTCAAGCTGCGGGATAACCGCCTTCACCCACATCGATGCGCGCTCCTTGCCAACAATTGCGGCGGCCAGTTGCTGGTCGGTGGCGAATAGCGGAAGTTGCGAAAGAAGATCCGCGGTCATTGCCGGCGCCGCTTTTTCTGGGTCAGTGACACCAAGGATCGCTGGAGCCGCACATCAGTCAGAACCCCCCTCACATTAACCGCGCGTCCTTGAGAACTCGTTGGCATTGCTCTCCGCGCTTTCCAAATGTCGAGGAGATCGCGCTCGCTGAAAAAATACTCGCGGCCGATCACCGAGCATGAGCCGAGGTCGCGCCCAAGCTTGATCATCGTCCGTCGGGACACGCGCAAACGTTTGGCCGCTTCGTCGGTCGTGTAGATGGCGTCGAGCGGAATCGTTAGGGACATAGGCACCTCCAGATAGGAAAGACCGTTGCCGCCGGCACGGATGCCGACCGCATTCTTGTGGTCTCCTCTTGTGGTGGTGCTTGCGGATTGGTGGGCCGCGAAGTGGAAGCTATTGAAGCGAATCGGCGTGGTCAATGCTTAGTTAGTTGGGTGCATAGCCACGCCTGACCCCGCCGCGACGTCACCATCCTCCAAGAACGTCACACCGACTGTTTCGAGCGCCGTTCGGATAGCCGCCAAGTTGTTCGCAATCGGTATACGTTTGCCGGATTCAAAGTCCCGAAGAGTTGAAGGTGACACACCCGCCGCTTCGGCCAGGTGGGGCTGCGTCCAGTTGAGAAGTGCACGTGCGGCACGACACTGAGCGGGAGTCATGATCGACCTCATTAAAAAACACCAATGTCATTATTTAGTGTTGACATTGGTTCGATGTTGGTGTTTTTTAATGACATACCGGTTTTTCGGTAACATCGCAACACGAGGAGAGCAACATGACCGCGAAGATCGCAAGATTAAGACCCGTTCCGACGATCGCCTTTGAGCCCGAAGAGGGCATGAGATTAAGACGCCAGTCCGCTGAGACTGGCCGCGAACAGGTGCAGGGCGCTGACGACAGCAGCCCGCACCGCTCTTGGTCGCAGGATGCCTACGATCTCCAGATGCAGGCGAAGGTCGCCGTTACCTTGGTTGGAGAGCTATTCAGCAACTTGCACACCCTGGAAGACCTCCTGGAGTTCAAGCTGCTGGAACAGTCGGGTATCGAGGAACTGGCCTTTCAGATCCATCAGATCCAAAAGGCCACGGAGCGGCTGCAGCCCGCCTAAGTTTCAGGCATGCCGACCTGCGGCAGCCGAGACCAAGACTCGGCGCTGCCGGCCGAATGAAGGCGGCCCGCCTTTGGAGGCAGCAATGGACACGCGCGCTGCGAGGTATTTCAAATGGCTTCTGTTTTGGCAGCAGCAAGGGCGCTGCTGCTACTGCGGAGAGCACGTCGTATTGACGTACCGACCATACGATGCTGCGCGGCCATATGCTGCGACATTGGAGCACCTGCAGCGCCGCGCTGATGGCGGTACGGGCCATCCGGCAAACCTGGCGATGGCGTGCAAGCACTGCAACAATACACGCGGAGAGCGTGACTGGCTGAGTTACGCGTCCTGGCGGCGCAATGAGTTTTAAAGAACACCGAGCGCAGATTGCCACCACCAGCCGCCCGGCTGCCGGCTCACCACCGGACCAACGCGCTCACGGCGACGGCCTACGCTGGCGCCAGCCCCTCGCTCTTCGCGGGCGAGGGGCTTTTTCTGTGATGCGTACAATCATTCATCGGCGGTTCAGCCTCCAGGGGCCAATTTCGTTGGCACCGAGGAGGATACCTTCATGAGCAAGTTCTTATCCGCTCTCACAGGCGTAGTTCTTGCTACGTCTTTCGCCTTGCCGGTGACGGCTGCGCCCATCTACGCGCCTCAGCCGGCGCAAGTGCAGACGGATTCCGTAGAGCAGGTCAATCATCGACGCAATTGGCGAGACAGCCACTGGAACAGGCGCCATGCTTGGCGTTCGTGCCGTTACTACGGCAGGTGTTACCCGCGCCATGACTACGGCCGGGACTACGGCTACAGCGGCGATTACCGATACCGCCGCCGACCGGGCGTCGATATCTACTTGAATTTTTAGCGGCGGCCGAAGCGACACTGGGACCGCTGGTTGCCGGAAGGCAAGGAATTCAGATGCGGCAGCCCGATGAGGACAGACCTGACCCCAACGCCCCGATGCGTCTTAAGGACATCATCCCGATCGCTTTCCCTTATGGCGGCATTTCGCCGGCCGGCCTTCGCCGTGAGGCTAAGCGGGGCAGGCTGAAGCTCATGCGGATTGCTGGCAAGGACTTCACGACGCTGGCGGCGATTGAGGAAATGCAGAGACTCTGCGTGGTCGAACCCGATCGGAGCGAGGCGCCGTTACATCCAGATGACAGAGCGAAGGCATCGCTGGCAGTAGCCTTGACGATGGCAAAGGAGCTGAGGACAGGTCAACGCGGTGCAAAGCTGAGGAGTGGCTAGACTCCAGCCGCCCTCAATGCACCGGTCCACGTCGGCGCTTGATGTAAAGCAGGTTCAGCAGGTCGACTAGATCATCGGCCTGCTCCATTTCCAAGCCGACTTGCTCCACGTCATTCACGCGCGCCGGCAAACCCGTGAAGATGTCGAACACCGTCCACGTGCCGTCGTCTTCCTGGCGGAGATTGTAGCGATTCCCTGACATGGCTGGTTGCCTCAGTACCGTTAGGTAAACGGTTATGATAGCCGTCTTCACAGTCCAGAAAACACAATAAAAACAAAGAGGGATGGCGGACAGGGTGGGATTCGAACCCACGGTACGGTTCCCCGCACGACGGTTTTCAAGACCGTTGCCTTAAACCACTCGGCCACCTGTCCATTCCGGTTCCATACGCGATTCTTTCGCGGCTGGCATTTTCCGTTTTGCACCCGCCAACAAGCTGTGGGCGCAAAATGGGCGCAAATTCAAAGGCGCGCCACATGCCTTTCGCTATGGTATGAAACGGTTAAGCCGAGTCTCGTTCTATATTTCAAGACCAGAGCCTTAAACCACTCGGCCACCTGTCCATGCCGGTGCCATACGCGATTCTTCGCGGCTGACATTTTTGGTTTTTGCGCACGCCAAAATGCTGTGAGATTCGTGAAATTCGTTTCCGAGTTCTCGATAGACCGGCGATCGCTACCGGGCTTGCTGCCCATTCACCAACGGCTGGCTTTTTAGCAGCTTTGATCGCAGCGTCAACTTGCTCCGGAGCATTTGCGTGCATTCCAGGCGTGCCGCGCCGGCAGAGAATCGGGTGCTGTCGTGGATCCCTGATGATCATTGTATGCGACGGTTGAGAATTATCCTGAGGCGGGGGCTGGTCCGGTCGCGGCCGGATTGTTCATCCAGTCGTTCCTCCGGCGCAAATGGCGGCCAGTCGAAGTCTTCGTCAAGCGCGTCTCTGGCCTGCAGTCCATCGAGGCGATGGAGCAGGGCGATGATCATCTCGCGGTCGCTGATGCCGCTGCCGGGCGCCAAATAGGCGAACAGGTCCCTGCGACAATCCTCTATGAGCATTCTCATCTTCTCGGTGTTCATGAGCGTCCTTCCGAGGGTGCACTTGGCCGCATACGCCCATGACACGGTTGTGGGCCATCGTCACGGGCGCTGTCCGGTGTCAGGCGCTGCAGTCAGACTTCCGTCGCCTGCCCGGGGGACGTCGTACGCCGCGACGTCCCGACTTCTACCCTCCAGAAGCGCCGCTCCGGCAAGCAGATAAACGGCAATCGCCAGCACCGACAGGAGCATTACGCCCAAGGGCAGGCCGGTTGCCGCCCGTCGCTCCGGCGGCCCATAATCGTCTCTATCGTACATTGCGAGATCCTCTCGGACGCCGGGCGGAACACGGGCAGCACGCCAACCGGTAACGGAGCCTCAGAGTTGCACCGACGGGAAGCTTCGGCCAGCTCTGAGGCCGCCGCACCCCGCGGCTGACGGGCCGTGCGGGTGCTTATTACGATATGTGTCGGCACGGATACCCGGCAACGGGTTTAGGACCTTTGGCAGGCTCTCTCGGACTATGGTCCAGCGGCTCATTTACGTTCCGTAAACCATAGCGAGCGTTTTTTGGCGCCCCTTCGTCCTCCGGTTCGCAATTTCGCCTTGTTGTTGTCATGATTGTTCGACTGTTCCGTTTCGGGACGGCGAAATTCTCGCGGGGGGAATTACTGCACGATTGCGCCGATCCTTGCGCGTCCGGTCGGAAGCGTGAGCGCTGCAGGAGCGGAATTCGGGTGTGGCTTTGCGAATGATCTTGTGGGACAGATGACATCCAATAACGGTGCGGCATATCTTGTGAGGGGGCTCCGTCTCGCAGCGGTTCCGTTGCTTTGCGCGGTGCTTGCGGCCTGCGGATCGACATCGAGCGTCAAGAAGACCAAGTCGCGGAGCAAGGAATACTTCGCGGAGTCCGTTTATGGCGTCAAAGCCAGTCCCAGGGTCGCTACCGGAAACAACATTCCGAAGGGCGGCGGCCGCTACCAGGTAGGCAAGCCCTATCAGGTCAAGGGCAGGTGGTATCAGCCGAAGGAGGATTTCGGCTACAACAAGAGCGGGATGGCCTCCTGGTACGGGTCGGCCTTCCATGGCCGTCTGACGGCAAATGGCGAGGTCTACGACAAGCATCACCTTTCGGCCGCTCACCCGACCTTTCCGCTGCCGAGCTATGCGCGCGTGACCAACCTGGAGAACGGCACGTCTGTCATCGTGCGTGTCAACGATCGCGGCCCCTATGAATACGGCCGGATCATCGACGTCTCTTCGAAGACCGCCGATCTGCTGGACATCAAGCGCAAGGGCAGCGCCAATGTCCGCGTTCAATATGTCGGCCGTGCGCCGCTCGAAGGCAATGACATGCCCTACCTCATGGCTTCGTACGTCAGGAAGGGCGACCGTGGCCCGAGCGTGATGCCGGAAGGGCAGATCGCCTCAGGCGTGATGGTGGCTTCCAACGAGCCGCTGCGCGACATGGTTCCGAATCTCCGCGCCGTCCCGGTTCCGAATAAATCGATGCTCGATGCCGGCGTGCCGGTGAACGCGCTCGCCAAACCGGCGCAGGCCCCGGCGGCAACAAGCGCCTTCGGCGAATTCGTCGTTCTGCCGCAGATAGGGCCCATGCCGACGTCGCGCCCGCAATTGATCCCGCTGCCGGACGGCAGCATGGCCTATGCCGCGGCATATGTCGAAGTCCGCGTCAGCGACAAGCCTTCGCCCTTCGAGGCGATCATGGTCGATCGCAATCCGCTGACACCCGATTCCATCCTCGCCTATGCGAAGCGCCAGCACCGAAACGCCGACTCGCGCTGA